AGAAGAAGATCGATACCAACGAACTGACCAATGGCTCCAACACCGTGGAGCGGCCCAACATTTCACTGGCCGATCCCACGACTGCTGCGAACATAGCTGCCGTTACTGCCCAGGGCGCTCTCAAAGTAGATGGCAGTGCAGCTTCACTCGCCAGCACCGGCACGACTGGTTCTGCGGTTCCTGCTTCCGGTGAATTGATTGCAGGCAGGGCAGCGACTTCGAACCCCACTAATGCAAACAACGGCAACCTGACGGGCGTGATGCTCGATAAGGCTGGCCGCGTAGTGGTCACCGAGTCCCATATCCGAGACCTAGTGGCCGTCCAACAGACTGCCGTGGCAACTACCGCCGAAACCACCATCGTTTCAGCCGCTGGTGCTGGCGTGTTTGCCGACATCTCCGCTCTCACCATCACCACTACTAATGCTGCTGCCGGAACACTGACCCTCAAAGACTCGACGGCCGGAACCACCAGAGCGGTAATCAACTATCCCAATGCCGCCGCTGCTCCCAGCACTCCACTGACCCTGAATTTCAATCCCCCACTTCCTCAGGCTACGGCCAACAACAACTGGACGCTTACCGCCTCGGCAAATGCCAGCGGCTACAACGTTACCGTCCAGTACGTGAAGAACACTTAAGGTGACACATGGCAAACATTACAAACCAAAATCCATTGATCCTCGATACTGCTGGGGCCACCAACCTTGGGCAGGTCTCACCCTTCGCGGTTTACAAGATCGTGTGGGAAGGAACCACCATTGCAGCCGGTAATCAGGCCGTGATCGTCTCTGGTGACGACGGCACGAGTGTCCTCTGGGAACACACGGCCTCCAACAACGAGGCTCCCGGTTCCTCCACCAATCAGCGCATCGAAGAGAACCTGATTCCACCTAGGATTCTGCCTGCCAAAGGCGCAGGCGGCTGGAAGCTGGGTACGCTCTCGGCTGGCAAGCTGTACATCTACTCCAAATAGCGTGAGGCGCTCAACCCGTATGAATGGAGTCCCTCACATCTCTTAAGGCCATCTTTCCTGGTCTTAGCAAAGAAGAACTCAGCCGTGTTCAGCAGTTAAGACACCGCGCTCGAACCGACCACTTCTTCCTGGCCAACGAAATCTTGGGTTTTGAGTTCGTGGAGACAGTCCACCGCGGCCTGTTCGATGCCATGATCCAGAAAGACCCAGACAAGTCTTTGCCGGATCAGGATCGGATCAAGAATCGCTTGATCCTGTGGAGCAGAGGCGTGTTCAAGACCTCTGCCGAAGTAGTAGAGATCGTCCAGCTCATTCTCTGCTTTCCCAATATCCGAATCCTCATCATGTCAGGAACCGAAAACCTGACCAAGAGCATTCTGGGTGTCGCCAAGAAGCAGTTTGAAGCCAATGAAAAGCTGGCCAAACTCTTTCCTGAGTACTGTGGCAAGAATATTGTCGGCAATACCAGTGAATTCACGGTCAGGTGCCGAACCAATCCCAATCTCAGAGACTCGACGGTAAGCATTCTCACCCTCGGCTCGACCAAGGCAGGAAGCCACTTTGATGTCATCTTCTGTGATGACGTAGTCAACGAGATCAACAGCAAGACGCCTGAACTGATCGAATCGACCAAGCAGGCTTACCTGCACGTGCTTCCGCTGCTTGATCCGCAGGGTTACATCTATCTCATCGGTACCCGCTACGACTTTGCCGACCTTTACGGTTGGACGCTCGACATTCTCACCGATGAAGGCAAGACCGAATTGCCGGTGGCTGGCACCTATCAGCTTTCCGAACGTTGGGCTGCACACAACCACACCAGCCTCGACGGCCAGTGGTACATCAGTGTTCGTCCCTGCTGGCACAAGTACTTTGATGAACGGGGAACTGTTACTCACGTTGATCTGTTGTTCCCCGAACGGCTCACCCTTGAATTTTTGCAAAGCAGGCAGAAAGTCCTGGGCGATCTGGTTTTCTCGGCTCAATACGAGAACAGCCCAATCCTGAGCGGCAGCCAGACCTTTACCGAGGAACTGCTGGACAGCCATCTGGTTCCGTTTGAGCAGATACCAAAGCGTGGGCAGATCGTTGTCATCTGGGACTTGGCTTCGAGCATTGCCGATAAGGCAGATGACTCGGTGGGCATCGCTGCACTGGTTGGCCCCAAAGGCAAGGTCTACATCATCGACTGCATCGGTGGGAAGTTCGATCCCTTCATGCTGGTTCAAACCATTGTGCAGTTGGCATGGAAGCACCGGGCTATGAAGATCGTGATCGAGAAAGCTAACGGAGCTGAAAACCTGCTTCCAGCCATATCGAGTTACTGTGCTGCCAACCGTGTCCAACCTTTGCCCATTGAATTTGTGGGTGGACCGTCGAACAACAAGAAAGGCGCCAAGGTCGCGAGAGTCGCGGCACTTCAAACCATCCTTAAATCGGAAAGGCTGTTCTTTATGGCGGGACTTCCGCACTGGGAACAGATGAGGAAACAGTTCCTCCGTTTCCCCGGCACTCGCCACCAACACGATGACTATACCGATGTGGTGGGCATGTTGATGGAGTCCGTAGTGCCGTATTTGGCCACACCGTTCACGGTAGATAACAGCGGTTACAACAATCTATTTGTCCAGCAATCAGAGGCAAATCCGGCCTTCGAAGAAGCTGCACCACTGAGCACCTTTGGCAGTCTGGGCGGCAACTGGAACGGATAAACACTTTTGTCGAAAGGACGAAACGATGAGCACCTAAAAGATGAGTATCAGCATTGAAGAATTGAAAGGTTCATTCTCCCAAGGACAAGCCTATAGCGAAATCCAGCCCCAAGAAGTTGCATGGCCCGATCAGCAGCCCGAAGACCTGACGGCTCTCAAGACCGTCATTCAGGACTACAGCCGCGCCCAGAATTTCATGTCCAGCCGTCACTATTTGCGGCAATGGACGGATATAGATCGGCTTTGGAATTTTTCCCTGGAGCCGTTGATGTGGCAGGGAACCAATACTCCCCGCGCCAACATCGGCATTCCTCTCGTTCTTGAGCACGTCGAGTCAATCCTGCCCCAGGTCACCCTCGGCTTTTTCACTGATTCCCAGCCCTTCGAAATCGATCCCCGTCCCGGCACCCAGATGGACGTGGCCCGTGCCAATGCAGCACTGCTGAGTTGGGAACTCAAAGAGACCAGATTCCAGACTGAGTTCGGATTGCTGGCCAAGAGTGCCCTCCTCTACGGAATGGGCATAGGCAAGTGGGGATGGGAGACCTACAAGAGAAAGCGTAAGAAGTATGTCCGCAAAGGTGAGCCAATCACCGTTAGCGCTGGCATTGGCACCGACAACATACATCCGCCTGAGTATGACGAGGTAGAAGCCCAGGAAATAGAAGAGACGATCAATCGTCCGGTATTCAAGTATGTCGATCTTCGTCACGTTCTCGTCGATCCACACTGCCGTGTCCCAGATGTCAGGGAAGCAGCATATGTAATTCATGTTCTCAATCTCGACTTAGAGGAGATTGATCGCCTTCGTGACAATCCCGAGTACAAAAACATCCCATCGCGTGACGTTCTGGCCCAACTGGCAGCGCCGGTCAAAGCCGAACCTGCTTACCAGAACCCGATGGAGTCGAATGCAGCCGTTCTGGGGTTCCTGCCGGACAAGGATTTCACCCGTGCATTGCCCAGGGAACAGGATTCAACTTCTGATCCACTCAAGAAACCATTTCAGATTCTCGAATACTGGACTGCCGACAGGGTCTACACCGTGTTTCAGCAGAAGCTCGTGCTTCGCAATGAACGAAACGTGTTTGGCCGCATTCCATTCGTGTCCTGTCCTTTCATCAACGTGCTCGATGCCTTCTATGGCATTGGCTGCGGTCGTCTGGTCGGCAATTTGCAACGTTTGCAGCAGGGCGTGCTGAACAAGGCTCTCGATGTTGAGGACATGAAGCTGTCGGGTGCCTTCGTCCGTAAACGAGGTTTCAATGCTCCCTCACAGGAAATCAGGCTGTCGCCGGGGCGCGTGATTGACGTGGACGATCCAGCCGGATTTAAAGCCCTGGAGTTCCAGTCCATCTTTGGCGAGGCGCTTGCCATTCTTCAGGCTTCCGATGCTATGGCCCAACGTCATACGGCTGCCAATGAGATGGCCGTACAGGGACAGATGCCGACCAAGGGGTCGAACCTGCTGCGAACAGCTACTGGCATCAACATGCTCACCAGTGGCACTGGCACTCGCTTGCAGAATTTTGTCGAGTATCTGGCTGATCTAGTGTTTGTGCCGGTGCTTGAGGCATTCAATGAAATGAACGCCGACAACCTTCTGCCCTCCCAATATCACCAAATCCTGTCCGAAGAACTGGATGAGGCTTATGAAGGAGATCCACTTAGCATCAAGAACGGCTCCTATAAGTTCAGCATCATTGCAGGCGCTAAGTTACAGGCCAAACGTGCCCTGGCCCAAAACCTGCCTGTGTTCTTCCAGTTCGTGGCCAACGATCCCGTACAGCAGTACCTGGCTGTGCAGGGCAAGAAGGTCAATTTCGAGGAACTGGTCAAGATGGTCTTCGACGTAACCGGATGGCCCAACAAGCAAAGCCTGATCGTGCAGATGACTCCCGAGGATCAGCAGCGATTGGCCCAACAGAATGCAGCAATGCAGGCCGCAGCACTTCAAACACAAAAGATTCAAGCCGAAGGACAGATGAAGTCACAGCTTATCTCCCAACAGAACGAAGAACGGGTAGCTCGCGACATCATTCGCGACAGCCTGAAACATGAGGAAGCAGGAAATGGTTAGCGCAGAACAGGAGGCACAGATACAGAAAGGAGTTCGTCTGTTGAACGTCAAGAACTCAGACGGTTGGAAGGACTTAGTGGAAATCATGCAGTCGATTTCAGACGAGATCACTCATGATCTGCTCACCTGTGATTTGTCCAACCGCGACAAGATCGTGGCACTTCACGCTGAGGCCCAGGCTGCAAAGATGGTATGGGCCACCATCACCAACCGAATAGACGATTACATAAACAATGCCAAAGAACTGGCGGCACAACCAATGAATGCGCAGTTATAGAGGTCAGAATGACAGGAACAAGCAATCTTATAGATGATTTTGATGTCAGTCGAAGGGTCGAGGTCTTTGACAACGGCGACCGCGTCGAGGAAACGAAGGAACCTCTGAGAGATGAACGTGGCAGGTTCACATCTCTAGAAAAGGATTTCTCAGCAGAGGAGCCGCAGGACGACAAACCTGTTGACAATGAAGAAACGGCGCTCAATGATGAAAATGATGGCACTGTTGCGGAAGAACCCGCCCAGGATGACATCAGGCAGCAGTTAGCCGATGCCGTGGCTCAGATCAATGAACTGAAGAAGCAGGTTAATAAACCGGCTCCAAAGCGTGAGCCAAAGAAACTGAGCGTTGATGATGAATTTGTTGTCGCTCAGGAACTGGCTACTAATCCCACGAAGGCATTCCGAAAGCTTTTCGAGTCTGAGATGGGAATGACGCTTGAAGATTTTCAGGAGCAGCAGAAGCAGGCTACCGAGGCCATACGTGAGAAACGGGAGCTTAATGCCGGAGCAGAGTTCATGCGCTCTACTCCCGAATATGCAGTCACAGCCAAGAATGGTGACCGCTTGTATCAGTACATGAACAAGATGGGGATGGATACAACTGATCCCCAAGCATACAAGACTGCATTCAATGATCTTTCATCGAGTGGATTACTCGAAGTAAAGCAAGACCCAGCAGAGGCAAAGCCCACTAAAGAGGCAAAGCCGAAGCAATCGAAAGCGACGTCCTCTGGACTATTCAACAGATCAGGCAATTCTGCCCCATCTGAATCCCGCCAAGACGTGCTCTCACCAGAAGACAGGCGAAAACTGAGTCGGATGAGCAAAGAAGAACG